ATGTAGTAAGCCAATAAAGATACATTTTCGGTGTTTTTCAACCCGTTCCATTTGATCGTATAAATTCCCTGGGTATATTCCTTTCCCTCTACTATGTCCTTGATCCGCTGTGGTGAGGTCGTCACATCGTAAGCGATCACCAATTTAGCAAGATCATATCCAAGTAATTGAATTAGTATATCCCTTTCGTACCGGTCCCGGTGAACAGATATAGTATTATACGTCCCTTCAGGGAGGTTGATATCAGCGAAATAATATGATGTATCTGTTATTGCCATTACCCTTTTGGTATTTTTCTGCTCACTACCTGCCTACCTTTTGGCTTCACCTTTTCAGGCTTCACCGTTTGGGCTTCGCCGGTTTCCACTCCCCACTCTTTGGCGATGAAATGCGCCGCGATATTGTCTTCCAACTCGATCACTTCGCCCACCGTGTAAGTAGAAAATGAAATATTTAATTTTACTGATTTCATGGATTTAGATTTACGGAACCCCGTTCCAAATTTTCAACGCCTGGTACATGATATTGGTTGTGCCCGTCCCGGTTCCCGTGTACAGTACTTTGAACTGGCGGTATGCCACCTCGGTAGCATTGGCAAACAGTATGGTCGTATCAGCACCGGCGGAAGCATGTACGCCCGTCCAATTTATTGCCGATCCGATTGCCGTCCATCCCTGCTGATCTGAAATCCTGCCGTAAACAGCTACCGCAACGTTTGTATGGTTGCCTGAAAGTGAATCCAGTTGAACAATAAAATTCTGAGCTGTATACTGAGCGGGCTGCATATTGAAATATATAGCCTTCGCCGTGGTATTGGTGAGCGTTACGTCAGTCGTATATTCCTTATACGTCTGACTGGCATCACCTGCCGAGATGGTTGTGATAGTGGTCTGTGCGTTGGAAATCGCAAAAGCGAACATCAAAGCTAAAATAAAGATTAATCTTTTCATTGTCCGGTCCTCCTTATGAACTTACTTTTGTGATTGCGTCAATGTCGCTGGTGATGTCAGTTGACTTCAGGAAGGCGTCAACTTCAGCATTTCTGATTACCAGCGATGCTTCCATGTTTGCCAGGATGGTCAGGATTCTCTTTGAGAAGTCCCCCGTCAGGTCGTAACCGATCTCAATTTCAACGTTACCCGTAGAATAGAGGCGGGCTTTTGTAGCATCACCAACGACGAGCGTATTTGCCGTTACGGAGTTTGCTTCGATAACCTGCACGTTGCCGATATACATCGGAGCGCCGTTGCCCATCACATACTGCGGGAAAAGGAAATTACCATCAGCATCTTTGGCTAACCTCAACCGGAGTGCATCGTACGGGTTTACCCATACTTTGTTGACCTGGTATTTGGTAGCCTTCATGATTTGGGCTGCCATACACGAAACCAGGTCATAAAGACCCGCTCCGATAGGAGTAAATCCGCCAGCGGTGATATACGTGGCCGGTGCGAAAGCGGTTGCACGGGTGTAAATACCCCCAATCTGCGGAGCTGTGCCCGTCCCGGTATAACAATAGCCGTCAAGAGCTACCTGGCAGTCATCGTTTAACAGGGTTTTGATCTCATTTTCCATTACGGAAATATGTTTCAAAGCTTCCTTATGCACGGGAACCATTGCCGAAATATTATCGACTGTTTCCGAGTAGCCCGTCCAGGCATATACCTGTTCGGCTGCTGCGGAGCCGTCCGATCTGGCCGCTGCATTGTTCGTGCGGGTCGTCATGTCAGTCCAGTAAACAACGCCGTGATCGTCAGCCGTCAGCGCAAAAGGTGCTAATGATGGAGCGATGGCGTTCATCTGGGATTGCACGGGTGCAAATCCTGGGATGAACATCCCGACTGAATCACTTGTGATTGAGGTCAAACTGACAGCGGTTTTAAAAGTGAACTTACCGCCGCTTTCCCGTACATTTTTGATAATGTCAGGATAAACCTTCACAAGAACATCCTTCAATGTTTCCTTTGTTTCCTTTGTTTTCGCGGCGTTGATCTCATTGATCTTATTGCCCTGCGTGGTGATAGCCTCAACTATCTGCTTAATTGTAAGTCCTTCGACCTCCAATTTCTCCAAGTTATCTTTGAGGGTTTCGGTGGTGATCGCTCCCTTTTTGGCGTTGATTATTTCCGCTGCCACGTGGTTTTTAATCTCATCCCTAATCCCGTCTAACCCGGTTTTCAATTCTTCTGAAAATTCCATGTTAGTTAAATTTAAAGTTTTTAAATACTGTTTTTATTTCTTTTGAAATCTCTTGAGTGGTTTTACCCGGCTCTGGAGTGGGTTCCCCCGGCTCCAATTTCATATTATTATCCAATGTAGGTGTTACCCAATTTGAGCCACGCTTTACCGCTGACCCTTCGATTACCTTCGCCTCGGTAACGGCAAAGAAATATCCCTGCTGTTCTACCTGTTCTTTGTTGGCAATGGTATCGATGTACTTTTTCCAGACGGCATAAGGCTCCGGTTCCGATTTCAAGTCCATTGCCATAGCTACTTTTACATATCGCATCCCAACGGAGTGCTGCTTTACCCTTGCTTGTTTATATTGATTAAACATAAAATCATTCCGTTCCTTTTTAACTTTGCTTTCAAAGATAAGCGCCTGGGTTTCCCCTTCCCACTTTTGCCCTAATTCCTTCCATGTGAGGGTTTCCGTGTATGCCTTCAGGTCATCATAATCTGATATGGTGGAGGCTAATGTCCCGGCGTGTTCTTGGTCGTGGTATATATCTTTACTCTCTTTGAGTGATTTCGTCCATAGTCCAGGAATGTGAACATCATCATGTGAATCCATCAAATTAGTTGTATTGATAACCGGCTTTACTTTGATCTCGTTGGTGTCTTCCGTAATTGGTTTATTTGCCTTCTCCGCTTCGCCGTCTTTATCCGCCACGCATCCGAAATTGAAAGCATCGGCATACTTGATTTGTGCCTTTTTGTCGGCTATGATCCTGCCCTGGTTATTTTGCAGGAAGGCGAACAGTTCCGATTTACTTAGGTTTTTCGGTATTTCCATCTTCTTGTTTTTTAATCAATTCTTGATCTGCTATGGCTTTTTTGCGTGCCAGCATCTTCTGCCTTATGTCTTCAATCCATTCCTTCATGGCTGGGTGATCGCCTTCGCTTATGTCATTTGTCAGATTCATTTTACCCCAATTACTAATCCCATTCTACGTAACTCATGCTGATAGTCAGGTTGCAGGATAGCGCCGTCCCTTAATGCTATACTCAGGGCATCGGTCATCATCTTGACAGATTGCGCCCGTTCTTTTAAATTCTCCTGAAATATATTTAAATGTGTATAACTACCCACTATTTCCCATGCCTCATTTTCTGTTTCAAATTGTGAGTTCATGGCTCCGATCCATTCTTCAGCTTCAGGGATGATGGTATTCTCGTATAACCGTCTTTCAGCCCATTTCTGATTCTCAAAAGTAGTGCCTTTGTCCGAGCCGAATAACTCCGATGGGGTACCGGCAGCATCGCATAATTTATAAAAGTCATTCCTGATCTCCTCAAACAGTCCCAAGCTTGCAGGGTTGTCAACAGATATTTTCTTCCAGTCCAATGCCAGCGATGTGATAATAGCCGGGAACTTGCCTTTATTATAACGCATATCCGCCAGCCGTTTCTTCAGGTCTTCCCTTTCCCCCTCATCCATCAACTGCGTGCCGGCTACGTCCGTTCCTGCATTAGTTAATATACCCTGAACGCCTATATTGTCGATAATAAACCCCCGCGCCTCATAAGCTGACCGGATATTATTACAGCAAGCACGTTGATAAGCCAGCCATGATTGACCATCCACCCAATTATCTTTATTAACATCCACCCTGTTATCGTTCAAGTGTACGATATTATCCTTATCGATAGGATATTTTTGATTCCCCCACAGGAACTCATATTGTATCGTTGGATCGATTTGTAAATAAAACGGAAGCGGGGACGGGGTTGTTGTTGTCATTAAATTGGCCGGGAGCGAGTACATGGCAGTTGCCCGGCGTGAGGGCATCCCAAAAGGATAGTTCAGGTAGATATATTCATTTCCCCATATCTCCCGGTAGGTCTTAGTCTGCATCATAAATTCCTTTTGGCTTTGAAACCAGTTCGGATTACGAAGCACCCTTATTTTGAATTCATAATTCTTTGCGTCTTCAGCTTCCTCACCTGTCTTTTTGCTAACTATCCTTAATACCATCTTGGAGAAAGCCTTAGCCTTCATGCCAACTATGGCAGATACTTCAGGTATTTCCTGATAATCATTTAGTAGTTTCTGATCGGAAAAGGTGCGGGAGTTACCCCCTAACGGTAACCAATAGTGGCCGCCATACTTTTCAGGCGGATGCAACGGATCAAATCGATAAGCTGCAATAGCTGATTTTAACCTCTTTACGAAATTTGCCAATCCATTCAGGATTTATGGCAACAAATATACAACTATTAATTAGTCAATGTCAAGTGTTTTGGTATATTTATTTTTATTTAGTCTAAATAACTATATCCTGAAATGTGATTGCGTGGCATACCTAGCGGCATCCCAGCAGTGGTTAAATTTGTCTTCAGGCTCATTCAGCGCAATACCGCTGATATATCTATACTTGTAATTCTCCTGCTCTTTGCGTAAATCCTTATCCCTTACCAGGTGCAATTTAAACCGCTTCAATATATCAATCCCATCCTTTACCGATCCTGAATATTTCTTTGCGATTAAAGCGTTAATCTTCCTAACCCTCAATGAAGCGATCATGCCAGGGTCTGCACTATCGCAATAAACAAAGGCTGTTTCAGGCATTACCTGTTTAATGGTATCTGCCAGGTCGTTAGCGTTATCGATGGGAACGTATATAAGTTTCTGGATAAATAAGTTCATCCCGTTACGTCCAACACGTACTAACGCCGTCGGGTCCTGGGTATAACCAAAGTCAAGCCCGTAACTTATCAACTCAATGTCCTGTGGGAAGTCATCTATCCAGGTGACGTTAGGGAAGATCAGCCCCTCCATTGCAGCTCGTTCACCAAGTCCGTACACTTTCCACATATACCCATCCGCCGTACCGGCCTTATGATTTTCAGGCGTTGGTTCATAGCTGAGTATCTTTGTCCGCTCCTGCGGTGATATTTTCGGGTTGTCATCAAACGTGCTTTTGAATACCCGTACATCAGGCCGGTTACATACCCGGTTATATATCCAATGATCCGTTACTTTTGGATTATAGTCTAACCACCAGAAGCGGCGGCATCTCTGCTCCAGTTGGTCAAATATATTCTGCGGGGTGTCCAGTGCTTCATTGATAAAGAAATAATCAGATCCCGCCCCGTGAAACTTTGCTGGGTTGTCAGCACCCATTAAACTGATCTTATTACCAAACAGCCAGAAGGTAGATACGTCCCGGCTCATCTCAAACGGGGATATAAAACCGGCATCAGGCAGGCGGCGGTTAAAATCAGAATAAAGGGTTGTTTTGAAACTGTTGTAGGTTTCCCTGACAATGATAATATTTATTTTGCTTTCCCTGGCACAAAGGTAAATAATAAAATCTATGCTGCTCCAGGTCTTACCTGACCGGCTCGCACCCTCCAGGACTGCGCCCCGTATACCGTCCGCTTCACAGTCTTTTAAAAAATTAAGGTTCGGGTTCCGCCGTATCATCAAACATCCG